CCGCCCGTATTGCCAACGATGCCAGCCGTACCGCCGGACTCGCGGAAGATGTCGAGCGCGGCCTTGACGCCGAGAGTCGTGCCGCCGCCCGCAGAGAGGCGAAGGTATCCAGAGTCCGTTGTGGCGGCGTTCGTGATGCCCGCATGGATTTCGCCAGACACGATGCTGGTCGAGAGCGCAGGCAGCGTCCCGGCAGAGTTGATGTATTCGCCGCCATCGACATGGAGTTTGCTCTGCGGCACACTTGCCCCGATGCCGAGGTTGCTGCCGTCGAACACCAGCGCCGACCCACTCGCCGCCACCTTCGACGCGTTTAGATACAACACGCCGTTGACAGTTCCACCGGTCAAAGTGGCCGACAACAGGCTAGCAGCTCGACCCGCAGTCAAATCACTGACCGAAACCTTTACGGTGCTGCCGCCCTTCACGATCGGCAAAACTTCGGTGCCGTCCAAGGGAGTTGCCGCAGCGGTCAACTGCGAAATTTTCTTGTCTGCCATAAATGCCTCGCGCTATTTAACTTGATGGGTGGTTGCCAGTTTCAGATAGTCATCATTCGCCGAAACTAACCAAATGGCCAAAAACGTTGGTTAACTGATCGGGTAAGTTATGGTGAACATCAGCTGATCGCCGTTTGCCCAAGTCATCGGCACCGTGGACCGGAAGCCAGACGCCGCGTTGGTGAAGCAGGAAACCGTGGCCGCGCCGTTCGTAACCCTGCAGACGCCGACATAATACTGCGTGCCGCTATCCAGCACCCACACCGAACCCACGGCATCAGAGTAGGACGAGAACGGTGCCGAGAATATCCAGTCGCCACTGCCGAAGTTGGTTGTGCTGCCTGCCGTCAGCGTGACGCTGTAGGTGCAGAGGCCACCGACGACATCATACGAGCTGACCAGCGTGCCGTTGCCAAGCGTCGGGTTTGTGACGCTTGCCGTCCACGTGACAGGCTGCGACCGTGCGTTCTGGTCGAGCGAAAACAGCGCCGTGATGGTGCTGTCGAACGTGAAATTCTGGCCCTGCGTGAAGGTGAGGCGGCGCTTGCTCGCGTAGGCCGCAACGGAAGTGACCGCGTTAGCCTGCACGTCGCACGACCCGGCGATGTCGATGTCGTAAACTTGGTTGGACGACGCGGCGTTAGTTTCGGAGCCGCCAGAGCCGGTGTAGTTGACGAACCGCAGCGGCGTATAGATCACGCTGGAGCGAATGTCCAAGCGCACCTTGATGTTGCTGATCTCGCCGCCGAGCAGGTCGATGTGGTTGATAAAGACGTGCGTGATGTTGACCGACATGTCGCGTGCAACATAGGTCACATCGATGCCGCTAGTATTCAGCCCTCCAGGCGAGCGCGAGATGTTGACCGCGCCAGAGGTGCTGCGGTTGTTCCGATTGAAGATCTTAACCTTGTGGTCGGAAACGCCGTAAACCAAATATGGTCGGTAATTCTGTACTGCAATCAGATTGTCGATGGCAACACCATCGCCGTTGTTCTGCGCGTTGAACCCATAGTAGCAGTCGTCCGAGAACAGTTGCCCGACGCGCACGCCACGGATGCGATTACTGGAATTGCCGCCGGTTATGGTGACAGGCGAGACAAGGTTTTTGGCGTAAATAGAATCAAAAACCACATCTCCCCACGACGCGGAGGTAGAGCAATCCATGTAAAAGCCGTGCGCGCCTTTCCAAGTTGCGCTGGAGTCATAACCAAGGTCCTGGAACTGGACCGGGCCGCAACTGAAGTTTGAGTTGCCGACCATGTAGAAGAAGTTGGGCATCACATTGGCGGTCGTCTGGCAGACAAACCGAACCGACTTGCCGGTGATGAACGTGATGTTGTTCCCGAGCGCGGACAGGTCGAGGAAGTTGATGGCCGTGGCGGTGCTGCCCAGCCAATAACTGCCTGACGGGAAGTAAAAAGTCTTGGCGCCGCTGTTGAACGCGGTCTGAAGCGCAGTCCGAACATTCTGCGTCAGCGCGCCAGACTGTACATCCGCAATCTGCGCAGCAGTCATAAAGTCGAACACGCTTACAATGTCGCGCAGCTTGTCGTTCACCGAGCGCGGCACCGCACCGGCCCCGGCCTGCGTGAAGATGTCCGTCGTGGCATCGACCCCGACCGTCGCCACCGGCAGGCCGTTCGCGTCGAAGGTCAGGAACTTGCTCGCCCGGGCGCTGGCCGCAGGAAGCTGCGCCGAGACCGCCGCGTCCGAGGCCGGGAACTTGATGGAGCGGTCGGACTCCTCGCCGAGCTGCTGCGCGATCATCGTCAGCTTGTCGAGGCCGTCCTCGAGGTCTTCAGCCGGGAGCCGGTCGTTCGGCAGCAGGTCCGTCCCCTGCGTCGCCGCGATGCTGCGCCGGATGGTGAGCGTCGTCCCAGAGGCAGGGGCGACAAGCATCGTGACCGTGCCGCCCGCCTCGTTCCCGGCACCGCTCACGGTGTAGTTGGTGGTCAGCGCCTGGACGGTCTCGGTCGTGCCGGAGCGCAGGATGACCTGCAGGTCGGCGGCTGCGAGGAAGTAGAACGGCACCGCAAAGGTCGTGGTCAGGCCGTTGCCGGTGTAACTCACCTTGCTCGTCGTGGATGAAACGGTCATGGGTTACCTCACAGCGCCGGACAGCATCTCTTGCTGAGCCTGCATAAAGTAATCGATTTCGCCTTGGATTTCAGGGAACTCTTGCAGCACCTGCTCGCGGGCGAGCTTGCGGTACTCCCCGACGATGGCGTCGATGATCTCGGCCTTCGTCCCGTCCACGCCGTCGGTGCCTTGGTTGTAGATCTCCGACAGGAAGTGCTCGCCGCTGATCATGGCGTTCAACAGGTCCTTCGCGCCCATGTCGTAGTTCGGGTGCTTCAGCTCGTTGCCCGCCAGTTCGACGTAGCGGCTGTACGCGCCGGGGTAGGCGTTCAGGTCGATGTTCACGCCTTGGAAGGTCGCCTTCTTGCTCGGCATCGAGACGGCCTTGCCGAGGCGTAGCATCTCCTCGTCGATCGGCTCGGCCTTGGCGGGCTTGGTGTAGATGGGGCTGAACACGTCATACGCCCAGCCGAGGCCGGACTGGTAGGACACCGGGCGACCCCAGAGGTCGCGCCGCAGGGGCAGCTCGTCCGAGAGGCCCGGGGTGCGCCGCTTGATGGCGTCGAGCATGTCGAACACTTCGCGGGCGTAGGGGTCAGCCGTCCGCGCCGCCTCGCCGACGATGGCCGGGACGGTCGAGCCGACGAGCCGCTGGACGAAGCTCTCCGTGTACCGCTTCGGGTCGGAGATGGCCTCGAACAGGTCGGCAAGGCCGGAGAGGTAGGTCTTGCTCATCACCGTCGCCGAGATGGACGCGACCGCAGCCACCGCCGCCTCGCCGACACTTTCCTCGGTGTCCTCGTCCTCGGCGTTGTTCAGGATCTCGACCATCTCCGCAGCGAGGCCAAGGAGCGACCCGGCAGGGTCGAGCCGATTGTAGGCATACCACCTGTCGCCGACCTTGATGCTGTTGCGCTGCCAGCCGGTACGCTCGAGCGCCTGCCGCTCGCGGGTGTCCTTCGGGCCGCTACCGCTCACCACGCCAGACATCGCCATGTCAGCCGCGACCATCATCAGCGCCGTGCCGGTCGAGAGCCGGGCAAGGGCCAACTCCTGCCGCGCACCACCCGCCGAGAGGTCGGCACGGACGCTCGCCATCAGCGGGGCAAGCGGGGTGCGCTCGAAGGTGAACTTGAGGATGTTCGCCGGGGTGCGCACGAACGGCAGGATGACCGTCAGCGCCGGGTACTGCGCCTTGAGGCTCTGCAGCGACTGCGCGAGTTTGCCGGGGCTGTTGGTGAACGTCTGGTACAGCGCCTGGTCGACCGCCGACATCCGCAGGTTCTCGGGCGGGTTCTCGAGGAGCTCGGCCACGCGGCCCTTGAGTCCGTCCGCCGGGATGAGCCCGGAGTGGACCTCGCTCGCCGCCTGCCGCAGCGCCTGCGCGTTGAGCTCCATCCGGTACCCGATGGTCTTGAAGAACTCGTCCTGCGCCGCGAGCGCACGGCCCGGGATGCGGATGATGTTCCCGAGGCCGTCCACAGCGCGGCCAGCCCATGTCTGGCTGCTCAGGTTGAAGGCGTCCGAGGTGATGGACGCAGTCTGCGGCAGCTCGATCTTGCCCATGCCGAAGCCGGTCTCGCCGGTCTTCGCGGCCTTGGCGGCATACCGCAGACCGTCCTTGAAGGACTGCGTGAGGCCGAACCACTGCGTCATGGCCTCGCCAGCCTGCACCCCGCCGCTGTTGCCGAGGATGTTCGAGACGGTCGAGGCGACCTTGCGCTCGTACATCTGCATGAAAACGACGGCAGAGTTCGACATCGTGTTGACGATGTGCGTCTTCGGGCCAGAGAGCAGGCCCATGATCCACGCCTCTTGCATGGCATCCGCAGTCCGCGCCAAGACGCCGCGCTGGACGAAGGTGTCGAGCTCCTGGTACATCCCGGCGTTGGCGAGTTTCGCCACACGGTCGGCCATGTCTCGCGTGACTGCCGCGCCGCCGTTGGCCTCGATGGCCTGACTGATGTCACGGAACCGCTCGGCCGACCCGCCGGCAGGGATGCGCCACGAGGCGAGCGCACGGGCCGTCTCCGTCCGCGCCGCGATGACCTCGTTCTGGATGGCGTAGTGCGTCGCCAGCATCTTGCGGAAGGCGAACAGGTTCGCCTCGCTCGGGTTGGTCGCCGCCTCCTTCGCCACCTCGGAGAGCTTTGACCCCGACGCCGCCCACAGTTGCCGCGCCGCAACAGACTGCTCGGCGTTCAGCGGGTCGCCCTTGCGCCGCGCCATGAGCACGTCCCAGGCGTTGACCTGCTGGGCGTCGAGCTCGATCTCGGCAAACGAGCGTACCCCGCGCCGGGCCGTCTCGACCTGCGGGGCGAACTTGTCGGCCATGTCCTTGATGACGGTCTGCACGTCCTCCGGCGCGTTGATGCGGGCGAAGTTCACATAGACCTGCCCCGGCTCGGTTCCACGTGGAACCCCGGTGCCACCCTCGCCGACCACCTGCTCCGGGGTCACGCCCTCGGTCGCTGCGGCGGCGCGTGCGGCCTTTAGTTGCGGGGGCTGGGCTTCCCCTGCCTTCGGAGCGCGGGGGGGCGCAGCGGGCGTCTCCGGGGCCTTGGGAGCCTCCTGCCGCTTGGCCACCCCGACGAGGGGCGCGTCCGGGGCATCGTCCCCGAGGTTGCGGAAGGCCGTCTCATCCACCGCTGGGCGCTGGGCTTCGACCCCTGCCGCCTCGCGGGCCTTGGCAATCTCCTCCTGCCGCAGCCGGGCGATGCGGGCCTGACGCAGGGTCTTGAGCCCGAGCATGAGACCGTCCACGGCCACGCCCACGCCCAGCCCCTCGATGGCGTTCTTGAACCGCCCCTCGGCGTTGCTGTCCTTGGGGTCGGCGGCGAGGAAGTCCGTGACCGGGTTCTTGAGGACCGGCACTTCCTGCAAGAGGTTGGACAGGCGCTCCTCCTGTGGGTCGAACACGGTGAAGTCCACCACAGCGCCGGTTCCCGCAGCCTTCGCCACGCGGCCCGCACGGGTCGCAGGTTGCAGCGCCTTCAGCACCTTGCTCGCGCCCACGAACCCGGCGACGAACTGCGAGATGCCCTTCACCGCCTTGCCGGTCGTGGACTGCGGGTCCTCGATCCCGCCCGTGACAGCCTTCAGCGTCACCTGCGAGGAGACATCCCGCCCCTGAGCGCGCAGCGTCCGCAGCTCGTCGTAGGAGATGGGCTTGATGCCACGCCGGGAGATCTCGAAGCCGCCGGTCTGGACTTGGTTCTCGACCCAATCGCCGATGTCGCCGAACAGGTTGATGGTCTCTTGGGCCGCATCGCGGACGCCCGTGAACAGCGCACGGGGCAACTCGACCACGCCACGCGCCACATCGCCCGCCACCGAGCGGCCCGGGGCAGTCGGGGTCTGAGCAGGAGCGGCAGGCGGCGGGGCCTGCTCCTCAGCAGCGAACATCGACTCGAGCTCAGCCGCCGCGCTCTGGTTGCTCGCTTCGTCGCGATAGGCCATGAAGGCGTTCGCGCCTTGGGCATCGTCGTTTCGCAGGTCAGGGGTTGCCATGCTGTGCCTCTGTTATTTCGCGGGCTGCGGACGCGGCGCAGGGGGCTTGTAGACCTGCATCCACTGCCGGATGAGCGCGGCCTGCTTCTCGTACTCGGCCTTGGGAATCTGCCCCTTGTCGAAGGCCTCCTTCGTCCTGGCGAAGGTCTTGCGCAGGTCGAACGAACTCGGCCCGGTCGATACGAGGAAGGTCGGGCGGCGCAGGGTCGCCACACTCTGCGTCTGTGCGGCGTTGCTGTACTCCGCGACGATGCGCTGCGACTCAGCGTCGGCCTGCGCGTCGGTGGCGTTGGGGTTCTCGCGCACCCAAGTGTTCCAGTCGCGCAGGGCGTTGGCCGATCGGATGGTCGCCGTGTTGCCGACTTTCTTCTCGAAGTCGCTCGGCTTGAGATTGTCCGCGATGTGCGAGTAGCCGCGCTTGCGCCAGCCTGTCTCGCGGGAGGCGTTGACGATGACCCGGTAGTCGTTATCGTTGAGCAGCCCCTGCATGACCGCCTGCCGGGCCTCGGGCTCGACATTCTCGCCGCCAGCCGCCCGCTCGGAGAGCGTGGCGTAGGTCGTGAAGTCCGTCACGATGTCCTGACGCCGAACTGCCTTCAGGGCTCGCGTCCGGTCGGACGAGTTCATCAGCCGCCCGTTGTTCGACAGGAAGCCCTGCAGCCCGTCGAGGTCACCAGTGGCAATCATCTGGTCTACTTGGAACCCGAGGTTGCGCTCCATGTCGTCCCGCGCACGCCGCGCCTGACGGTCGGCACGCTCCTCGACAGCGTTCTGGCGGGTGATGGCCTGCGTCGCCTCGTCCGTCGCACGGTTCAGAAGCTTGGTGCGGGTCGGCTCGTCGAGGCCGGGGTAGGCGTTGTCGATGAGCCGCTGCCGCGTGGCGATCGGGTTGTTGAACATGTCCCGGTTCACCCGGTTGGTGATGGCCGAGCTGTTGAACTTCTGCGACTTGTCCACCGCCTCTTGGGGCGAGATGATGCCCGCGCCCAGCGCGTCTTGGATGGCGAGGTTCGCACGCGCCGTGATGTCCGCATCCTTCGCGGGGTCGTCCGACCCGGCCAGTCCCGCGTAGATGCCGAGCGACTGGTCGAGGTCCGCACGCGCCACGCCGATACGCCCCTTGACCGCAGCGCGGCGCACGTTGAACCGCTTGTCGATGGCCGTGCGGGCAAAGTCCGACCGCCACGCCTCGAACAGCGCGTTGTCGCCGTCCGTGACCTTCGCCACGTCGTCTTGGATTTTCTGGAGCTGCTTGTCGTAGCGCTCCTCGTAGGTGCCGTAATCGGTGTCGGTCTCGAGCCCGAGCTCGAACTCGTTGAGCGACTGCATCGCCGCCGCGTTCAGCTGCGTCAGCTTCTGCGCCCGCTCGGCCTGCCCCACGCGCTCGGAGAGCTGCTGCATCTGCGCGAAGGCCTGCGCCCCACGCGCCACGGCCTCGGCAGTCTCCGCAGCCTGAGTCCCGACAGCAGCGAGCCCACGCGCACTCGGCGTCGCGATGCGCGGGATAACCTGCTGACGGTAGAACTCAAGCTTGGCCATGCGTCACCTCGGGCTCAGCCCGGCACCCGGATACCGGCGCGGAGCGGTCGTCATCGTGGTCGGCACACGCCGACCAGTCACGGTCACGCCGGTCAGCTGTGAGGCATTCGGGCGCGGACTGCGCTGCGGCAGCGTCCCGCCCGCGCCGGCGTACCCGCCAGCCCCAGCGCCGATTGCCTGCAGGACACCCTGCGTCCACGACGGGCGGGAAGCGCGGGTGATGCGAGCCTCGGTCAGGAGGCCCGCAGCCTGCGTCTCACCCTGATACGCCAGGGACAGCGCGTCCAACTCCGCAGCCGTCGCCGCCTGCTTGTACACATCGCCGAAGGACACCGAGTCGAGAAGCCCCGCCTGAGCGCCAGCCGCCCGAAGTTCGCCGAACTGCCGCCGCGTCTCGCGCCCGAGCGCCTCGGATTCGAGGATGGACTGCCGCCGGGCAACACCAGCCTCGACCTCAAGCGCACGCGCCTGAGCCGCACCGACCTGCCGCTGCTGCCCGGTGGCCATGAGCGAGGATGTCGCCGACGCCACCGCAGCCACTATCGCCATCGTTGCCGGGTCTGCCATCAGAGCACCCTCGCGTACATGACCATGTCCTGACCTCGCTGGAAGGCTCGCATCCGGCCCTCGAACTCGAACCCGAGCATTCTCGCCCATCGGTGACCGGGCATAAAGTCCGGCACCACATAGGCCTCCACGCGCTCGATCCCGCAGCCGTCAAGGAACTCCTCGACCACACGGTGCAGCGCAACCATGCACCGACCCGCGTCCGCAGAGAGCAACGCCCACGCCGACGCACGCCCCTCCCAGAGGTTCACCACCCCGGCACAGCAGACGATGCGCCCAGCCCGCCTCACGGTGTAACAGGGGCCAGCCTCGACCAACTCCCGTCCGTACCCCGGTCGCCCGATGAACGCCGACAGGAACTCCTGCGAGGGCTGCAGGCGCAGCTCCTCAAGGTCGACAGGGTCGAATGGCACTACCTCGAGCGTCATCCCTGCGTCTCCATCTCGGGGTAGAGCGCGATGACGGTCATCGGCAGCGGCTGGTCAGCCACCACCCAGATGCGACCGTCCGTCTCATACCCACCCGGGAAGGCAAACACATCCGTATCCCCCGTCAGCAAGGGCGGTACCTCGTTCATGAAGTCGTTCAGCGTCCGGTACTGGATGAGGTCGAGGTTCGTCGGCCCCGGCCCCACCTTGCCGCCGAGGCTCGCGTAGAGCCGCAGCCCACACTTGTGGATGCGCTTCACCTTGGCCTGCGCCGTACCCATCGCAGCACCCGCCTCGATGCGCTGCGTCGCAAGCGTCGAGGTGTACGGATAGCCGATCGTCGCACGCGAGGTCGGGAACGGCATCGTCACCGCGCCGTCCGTCACCACGAGGTTCTTGACCTCCTGCCCATCCGCGAGCGCCGAGACCGTCTCACCCTCAAGGTGCCACAGCCCGCGCAAGGTCGTCGCCGTCAGCCGCCACTCGTTGAACGGCACATCATCGTCCGGGAACGCCGCGACGATGGTCACCAGCGCCGACTCCTGGTCGATGACGGTCGTGATCTCCGCGCGGGCCGAGCGCCAGAGCTCGTTCGTCTCGTCGTAGTACCGATACACGATCTCGCGCCCGACATCGCCAGCCAAGAACACCGGGTCGTTGATGCTGATGAGATCGCCGTTCTCAGCGGTGATGTACTCGTCTGCCTCGCTCGCAATCTCGAGACTCGACGTCACCGTGGCCGACACGTCGGTCGACCCGGCGGTCTGGTACCCGTCACCGAGGAACAGGTCTGCAAACACCACCGCGTTGAACTCGAGCGAGGCATCGAGATACCCAGCCCCTTGGATGTCCTCGCCTTCCTCCAGCGACTGACCGATGTACTCGATGAACCGCTGCGTGCGGTTCACATCGTCCTCGGTCGTCAACTGGTCGGCCCCCTCGGTGAGCAGACTGCCACCGGCCTCGAGCGCGAGCTCGTAGGGGAAGTCGCCCTCGATGGTCCGCGACACCACCAGCCACACATCGTCCAAGTCACCGTTCGGGCTCGGGATGATCTGCACCGCCTCGACCTTCGCGTCCCGGCCCGCGACCGGATGCTGGTGCCAGCCGTAGATGTTCTGCTCGCGGTCGTAGGTCAGGCCGATGAGCCGCCCGTCCCCGAGCACGCACCAGATGATGTCGTCCGGCTCCTTCTGGTACTCGAGGTCCACGATGCCGGACTTCGTGATCTCGGGGTACAGGACGTTCATGTCCCGAGGTACCCACGCATCAACCTGCAGGTCGAACCGCAGCTCCATGATGCGCCGCCCACCAACGCGGGCGAAGATGACAGCATCCTCGACCAGGGCGGGCTCGAGTTCCATCGACCCTTCAGCCGACTGCAGGTCGAACTTCACGTTCTCCGGGCCGAGCGGGGCGGTCGTCACGTTCTCGCGGACGGCAATCTCAGCCCCCGCCGTGCCGACGATGAGCGCATTACCGGGGCGCAGCCACCGCACCTTGTCCACATTCCCGACCGCCAGCGTCAGATTCAGCGCGTTGTCGGCCAGAATCTCACCGAAGGTGTCGACCGCGTGCGACGAGTAGTCCCCCGCCACCGAGGCGTAGAGGTTCTGCCCGCCGCCCCACCACAGCCGGTCGCGCCAGAAGGCCGTCTTGTACGGGTACGCCCCGCCCATGCCCAGCCCCCACGCGCCCACACGGTACGCGCAGGAGGTCGTCGAGAGCAGTTCCGACGGCGCGACACCGGGGCCGACCACGTCGGCGCTCACCTGCGTCGTGCTGGTCACCGCCGTGATCTTGAGGATGACGTAGCCCGGATGCAGGAACTTCCACAGCACGCCCGTGTTGCCGTCGTAGTCCTGCCCCTCCTCGTGGATGGGCCGGATCGCGCCGGTCGTGGCGCTGTTCATCGCCTCGTAGAACTTGCCCGAGGACTTGCGGATGTTGCCCGTCGTGATGGCCTTGGCGGGCTCCCACTGCGTCGTGGTGATGTTCACCGGCTGCAGCCGCAGCAGCATCCCGACCGAGTTGTTGTCGAAGATGGCCGAGCCAGAGGTCACCGTCACATTCCCGGTCGTGGCCGAGAGCGAGAAGTTCACCTTGGCATCCGGCTCGGCTTGGAACGGACCATCAGTCGGCGCGTACTCCGCGAAGGCCCAGTTCGTGTTCCCGCTGCGCGTCAGCGTCCTCGGGGCATAGCCCTCGCAGCCGACATACAGCACGTCGCCAGACTGCGAGATGGACAGCGCCGAAGTGTTCTCAGCCGTGAACAGGTCGTCCACCGCATACGGGCTCGCAACCGTGTAGACCCGCGCCACATCGCCGCCGCCGTTGTAAGCCGTATATCCGGTCGTGTCGATAGCCACGCCGTCGATGTCGTACAGCTCGAAGGTCTTCGCCGCCACGTTGATGTTCGTCACCCGCACATACCGGCCATTGACCTGCGTCATGCCGTTCACGAGCGAGACGTACATCCAGTCTCCATTCGACGGATCTGCGCCCACATAGGTCAACACGCCCGGGCTCGCCTGCGTGATGTTCGAGATGTCGAGCGGGTTCTCGAGCACCACACCACGGTCGGTGTAGAACCGGCAGTAGTAGTCTCCGAACTCGATGATGTACGCCTGGTCGAAGGCGAACTCGAACCGCTGCAGCCACACCCGCTTGTCGGGGTACCGCGCCTGCAGGACATACTTCGTCCCCGGACACCGCTTCGCCGGACCCTGCGCGGTCGGGATGAACCGCCGCATTCGGTAGGTCGAGGAGGCGTACTTGTCAAAGTCGGTCCGGCCGCTCATCAGCGACCCGACCTCGCCCCCGTTGAAGTTGACGATGGCTGGATTGACGCTCGGCATCAGAGCCTCACGGACAGCCAAGTCGTATCGGCGATGCTCTCCGGCGGGTTCTCGATGGCGTTGGCGCGCACGGCCTCGGTCAGGCACAGGCGGTAGTCGCGCAGCGCGGCGTTCTTCTTGGCGTCCGACTGCGTCAGCGCCTCCGCGACGTTGTACGACAGCAGGGCCGCAAACGCCTCGTCGAACGCCACGTCGAACTTGGTCGGGTCAGTCACCCGCGCGAGATAGCGCAGGTTCATCTGCCCGGACGAGTTGGTCAGGATCTTGCCGCCCTCGAGCTGGTACTCCTGCCCACCGCTGCCGATCAGGTCGGACAGGTCAGGGGCCGGGAAGTACGCATTGACCTGCAGGATGCGCAGGCAGTCGGTCGGCAGGGTGTACTGATAGGTATACCCGAAGACAGGCGCGGCGACGTCAGCCGCAAGGTTCGCCCGCTTCACGCAGAACCGCCAGTTGTAGGTGCGCTGCAGCTTGTCGCGCAGCATCCCATAGATGGCGTTCAGCTCACGCGCAGGCTTGGTGTTCTCAGTCAGCGAACCGATGCGCAGGTCACCAATCTTGGTGAGCGCAAGGTTCGCGATTGCGACGTCACTCGTAGCCACGGGCTCCTCCCGCAGCTATTAGGCTGGCGGCCAAGTATCCTGGGTGATCGCTTCCTTGAGCGTGTCGAGCGCCAACAGCACCTCGAGCTTGCTCATGCCGATGAGATCGACCCGGACCTCGACATCGAGGCTGGTCGTAGACGAACTCTCGGTCACGCTGCGGACACCGGCAGCGCCACGGTCGATTCCATAGAAACGGTCAGCCATGTCTGTCTCCCAGAAAGAAGGGGCGAGCCGGTCTCCCAGCCCGCCCCTGTACCTTACGCCGTGTAGCGTCCGATGAGCTTCACGGTGCCGCTGGCGTCAGCAGCGCCCGTGAGGGTCATGGTGACGTCGTAGAACACCGACGGGTCGCTCGTGAGACCGAGAGCGTCCCACAGCTCCTTGCCCGAGTTGGCGATGGTGAACACCGCCGCCTCGTGCAGGACATCCGTGCCGTTGATGGCACCCGCGTTGAGCACCACAGCCGACGCGAAGAAATCGGCATCCTGCACCGCGCCGCCGTCTTTGGCGGTGCGGTAGAGGCCGATGTCGGTGGCGGTGGTGGTGCCGATGTCAGGGGCGTAGATGCGGAGGTCGGTGACCACCGCATTCGACGGCACCCGGAACATCCGGTAGGTCGAGCCGACCGAGTCGGCGTTGACGATCTCGACCGTTGCGACCTTGGTGCGCTCGAACCCACCGTCCACGCGGGGGTTGTTGAGCACAGCAGGGACCGCGTCAGCGTTGGTGACGAGGGAGGACTTGCGAGCTTCGACTGCCATGGTGATTTACTCCCTTACTCGGCGCAGAGGATGTCGACGACCTTCTTCTCCTCGGTGCGCGTGGCACCGAAGGTCCCCATCAGGTACACCTGGAAGGGATGCGAAGACAGGTCACGACGCTGCGTGACGTTGGACTGGATGTCGTTCCACATGCCGAGGTGGACACCCGACGGCACCCACACGGGGCAGCGACGGTGGCTCGAGGACGTCGGAAGACGCTCGGTGTGGATGAAGTTGATCCCGAGGAAGCGGGTCACCTTGCCGTCCTGCAGCACCGGAGCATCGGTGTTGAAGTCGGCGTTCGTGACCTGCAGCTGCCCGAGGAGATCGTCGTGCTGCTCGGCAGAGATGGCGCAGTACGCCGGCTCGGCATCGAGGTCGACCTCGTTCTCCATCAGGATGCGGCGCGCCTCACGCAGCTTGTCGACGGTGAGGCCCACGTTGCCGGCGGCAGCGTAGTTCACAGCGACCTGCTGGTTGACGGTGTCGAACGCGGTGTTCGTGCCACCGGCCTCGCCCGTCTTGTTGGTGCCGAAGATGCCCGAGATGATGACGTCGTCGATCGCGCGGCCCATCGCGTACAGGCCGTTCTGGCTGTAGGCGCTCTGCGGGTCGGCGAGGAGACGCAGCTTGTCGAAGCTGTCGATCAAGTCGGCCCAGTCGTAGTCCTCGGGGAACACCCACCGACGGTTGTTCGGGGTGTTGACCGGGACGATCGGCTGGTAGCGGGTCGAGACAGCGCGGGCGCTCGTGGCACCGTACTGCGTGACGACCTCGGCCTGCTTGCCCATGTACGAGCCAGTCTGCACCGCCTGGCGCAGCTTGGAGCCCTTCTGCTGCAGGAGCAGCGAGATGTTCGTGCCGTACTGAACGGCATAAACGGA